AATGGTGTTATTTCCATTTTTTGATGCGGCCAGTATTGGACTTTCTATAGAGTCAGATAAAGCTTCTGGCAGAAAATATGACACTCTAGAAGATTGTGTTATGGAAATAGAAGAACTCAAAGATGAATTATCTATGATTGTAATGACTCAAACTTCTACCGGCAGAGAAAGATGGGATACTCCAGAAGTAAAGCTTGGCGCTGGCAAAAAATCTAGATTGAGAAAAGATAGATACTCTGCTTTGATTATGGCTAACATGTCTGCTAGATATTACACAACCGAGCAAAAATACGAAGAGCTAGAAATAGGAGGATTTGCGGATATGAATTCTTCTAGATTCGATCATAGTAGCAAAATGTTTAATGGCCCCGCTTGGTTTACTGATAAAATCCAAAATATTTATTAAATTGTGTAGTAATAGTATTACCATTTCTATTAACAATACTATTGGAAAAAATTTATGTCTGAAGACCTATACCTAACGTGGGATAATGAATCCCAAAAAGAAGAAGCATATAAATCTACCGCTAATAATATAGAAGCTTACGAAGGCGTTCAAAGAGCGTTTGGGCATTCTTATGGCAGAAGAACTAGTTATATTGACATAGAGCCTAATCGCTCTGTTAGAACTTCATTTAACAGAAGTGACTATAATGCTTTTCGTCCTGGTGAAGCCGCCGCCACAAGACAAAAAAGAATGATTGCGCAATGTATGCAGGCTTACAGTAGAGTCGGCATTATTAGAAATGTTATTGATCTTATGAGTGATTTTGCCAGTCAAGGACTTGTTCTTGTTCATCCAAATAAAACAATAGAAAAGTTTTACAGAAAATGGTTTCAAGAAATTAACGGCATGGATAGGTCTGAAAGATTCCTTAATTATCTATACAGAAGCAGCAACGTTGTTGTAAGAAGAAGCACAGCAAAAGTAAAACCAAAGCAAGAAAGAAGCTTAAAAAACTCTGTTGCAGCAGATATGAAAATCGAAGAGGTTAACTTTAAATCTAAAGAGATACCTTGGAACTATGATTTTCTAAATCCTTTATCTATTGAAGTAAAGGGCGCGATGCAAGTGGGCAAGCCTGAGTATTTTATGAAATTGTCAAGCACGACATATAATTCATTGCTAACAAACACAAATAAAAAATCTTTACCTCAAGATATTTACAGTAGATTAAAAAATGGAGAGAGGACTATTCCCCTTGACCCCAACAAGGTTGATTTTTATTTTTACAAAAAAGATGATTGGATGGTTTGGGCCGATCCCATGATTGGGTCTATCCTTGATGACATTATTATGCTTGAAAAAATGAAACTCGCTGATATGGCGGCTCTTGATGGTGCTATTTCTAATGTTCGTCTTTGGACTATTGGTGATTTAGATCATAAAATTATACCAACAAAAGCTGTTATCAATAAACTCAGAGATATTCTGGCTAGCAATGTTGGCGGCGGAACTATGGATATGGTCTGGGGGCCAGAATTAAAGTTTACAGAAAGTCAGTCTCAAGTTTATAGATTTTTGGGTTCTGAAAAATATCAGCCCGTTTTGACCAGTATTTATGCGGGACTCGGTATTCCGCCTACTCTTACCGGCGCTGCTAGCGGTGGAGGTTATACGAATAATTATGTATCTTTAAAAACCCTGGTGGAAAGACTTGAGTACGGCAGAGAGGTATTATCTAATTTCTGGCGTAAAGAAATTGAAATTGTACAAAAGGCTATGGGCTTCAGATACCCAGCAGAAATACATTTTGATTCTATTATCCTTTCTGACGAAGCTGCTCAGAAAAATTTATTAATTCAACTTGCAGATAGAGATATAATATCTCAAGAAACTCTGCTTGAAAGATTCAGAGAAATACCAAGCATAGAGAAGGTTAGAGTAAAAAGAGAGGGAAGAGCTAGAGATACAGAAATATATACTCCTCAAAAGGCTGGCCCATATCATAATCCTCAACATGGAAATGATGTTGCTAAAATTGCTTTAACTAAAGATTTGGTTGATACCAAAGAATATCTTGAAAAGCATAATATTCCTCATAGGACTGATGAAATTGTTGAGCCAGAAAAGCCATCTACTGCGCCCCCTAATGATAACAGACCAAGTGTCGAAGATGCCGGGCGGCCCATGTTTTCTAAAGATACTCAAAAAAGAAAGCAAAAAAGAGTGTTGCCCAGGAGTTCTGATACTACCACCGCTGTTATCTGGGCTATAGAGGCTCAAGATAAAATCTCTTCTATTTTGTCTCCTATCGCTTTGGCTCATTTTAACAAGAAAAATGTTAGAAGTTTAAATAAAGCTCAGGTTGACCAATTAGAGCATCTTAAATTATGTATTTTGTCTGGCATGACTCCTTTCATGGAGATAGACGAAGATGTAGTCAGGCAGTTGTTGGATTCTCAAAAAAATCCACCATCTGATTTTTCTTCTTTGGCTTCTGAAAAAATAGAAAGCTTTAAATCTCAAGCCAGTAGACAGCCAGTTAGCAATGAGCTAAAGCTCATATATGCTTCTGTCTTTGCTGAATTGAATAATTTTTAACCATAAAAATCTATTATTTTCATTTTTTGTGTATTATCACACTGGAGGCTATCTATGAAAATATATCAAACAGAAATTAAAGACGGTTTAGAAAACCAACTCAATAATAATAATTTAACATTTTGTTCTGTAGCTCAATCTTGTGCGCTCAGTGAAGAAGTTAAAGAAAAAATTATTGCCAGTAGTGATTTGACTTCTATGTTTTCTGCTGCTCAAAACAGTGATCAGCTTGATCTTTTTTATCTTCAGTCAATATTAGTTAGTACTGGCTGGAATAAAAATGATGACGTGTTTGACCCTGCTGAAACATGGGGCGCTAGAAACACACCAGAAGACAAGCCCTTTAATTTTATGCATAATGAAAAAGATATCATAGGTCATATAACTGGAAACGCTGTTGTTGATTTTGACGGTAACAAGATTGACGAAGACTCTGAAAATCCACCTAGTTCTTTTAATATAATTACCAATGCGGTTATATACAAGTCGTGGAGCGATATAGAGCAAAGAGAGAGAATTAATAAAATTATAGCTGAAATAGAAAAGGGCGAATGGTATGTTTCTATGGAGTGTTTGTTTCCTGCTTTTGATTATGCTTTACTCAATGATGATGGGCAAACAAAAGTCGTACAAAGAAATGAAGCTTCTGCGTTTTTAACGAAACATCTCAGGGCTTACGGTGGGGATGGTTTATACGAAAACTATAGAATTGGCAGACTTTTAAGAAACTTAGCATTCTCTGGTAAAGGTCTTGTTTCAAAACCTGCTAATCCACGTAGTATAATTTTGGACAAGAATGATTTTTTTGATGAGTCAAAATCACAAAATTTAACAATTTCTTCAATCAAGGAGATGAATATGTCAGATTTAGATAAGCAAGTCGAAGATTTGCGAGCAGAGTTGGCAGAAGCTAAAGCTGCCAATGAAGCACTTAAAGAAAAGGTTGTTGCAGAACAACAGGCCGAGTTTGAATCTAAGATTCAAGAGCTTGAGGCGACTATCGCTGAACAAGCTAAAAACTTAGAAGCAAAAGACGCCACTATTGCCGAGCAAGCTGAAGCAATTAAGAATGGCGAAAAAGATATGAAAGACAAGATGGAAGAGCTTCGTGAGATGAAGAAGAAAGAAGCGATGATGAAGCGCAAAGCTCAACTTGAAGAAGCTGGCTTGGATGCCGAAGAAGCTTCTGCCACAGTCGAATCTTTTGATGGTGTTACTGATGAGGCTTTTGAAGCAGTTGTTGCTGTTATGAAAAAGAAGTATGCCAAAGAGCATGATGATAAAAAAGAAGAGGAAAAAGACGCTAAAGCTGAAATCGAAGAAGAGCTTGATCCCGCCGAGGCAAGCGAAGATGTCTTAGAAGAAGCAGAGGCAAGTGAAGAAGTTGCTATTTCTGAAGTAGAGCCAGAGGTTGATCCTGCTGAATCTCTTCGTGCCGCAGCGAGTGAGTGGATTGGTTCTTTCTTACAGTCTACACCAAAAAATAAGTAATTTTTTAAAACAAAGGAGATAAATAATGGCTCTAAAATCAGATAGAAGTACTCTCGATGTCGATATTTCATTCTTCATGAATGAAGCCGCTACCAGGGGTGGAATTGCATCCCAAAGCACAGGTGGCTCTGGTGCCGCTATGGACCA